TGTGGTTTAGTGCTTAAAATAGCATAAATATTCATGCTGGAACTCCGTGTTAAATGTTTAGTTCTAGAGTTAGTGGATGCTGTAACATCGCGACTAACATTTTTAGTATACTTATTTATTAAAATGATGATTTACTTGAAAGGAAATATAGACTAAATAGTCATCCAATTATCAAATTCAGGTCTGTGGACTTCAACTTCATGCTCATCTTCATGTCCATCATAGACGAACCCCAGAGGTAACATTTCTTCTTCTAGTTCTTGTTCGGTCTTTTCTCTTAGTGCAGACATAATATCTGAATCATACAGATCTTTAAAGAATGGCTGCATAGTTGCCCATGCAAATATAACTAGTCCCATCACTAGATCATCGTGATTACCAGGTTCGGCTTCATATGAATTACCCTTTTGGGAAAAGACGGTAAGCTCATGAATAGTCTCTTTATCATTTACTTTAAGTTTATTCTGTTCGACAAGAAGTTTCAATGCAGAACAACCAGTCATTTTCACAGGACGAGTAGTTCGGACACCACGATCATTCTTCTGCACTAATGAAGCCGATAGTTGTTTACCCTTCCGACCTTTAGTCACTGTAGATAGAAGATTTGGATATTCATTATCAAACATACAGTCTGCTACTTGTTGACCAAGATCGTTGATTTCAATCAGAACAGATGCTTCATTATACATGTAACCGACTTTTTCAATAATATCAGCAAAATCAGTAGGTGTGATCATATTATTTCGGTAAGTCATCACTTGCTTGTAGGGAATATCAGTGATATCTATCACATGTAGTGCTGAATAATCAAGTCCTTTACCACGAGATACGTCAGCAGTGATCATGTAAGAATGACCTTCTACTGGTTGTTCATATTGTTTATAGTACTTGTCTATATTCAACGGTTCAATGAATTCTAGTAGTTTTAATGTAGAACCAGAAATCAGTGTTCCTGAAGAACCCTGGAAATCTAAAGAATATTCTTGTGCAAATTTCAATTCATCGTAGTTAAGTTCTGCTAGTGTTTTTTGACGCCATGCTTCATCACGACCTGGAACTCTTTGCCAAGGAACTTCTACTAATTCGAAATCATTAATACCTTTTCTAGCACTTTCTACATAGTGGTAAAAATGATTAAGTCCATGTGGTGTTGATGAAAACACCATTTTTGTAGTAGTACCAGATGAAAGTGTAGGAAGAACTGATGCAGAAAATTCATCCCAGCCACGAATAAATGCATGTTCGTCAATATAAAGTAATGAAATAGATTGTCCACGAATGTTATCAGAACTTGAAGCTTCGGCCATAATGACAGAACCATTTTCAAATTCTACTCGCCCTTTATTCCATTCTTTCACACCGGGTTTTAAGAAATCTGGAATATATTCATAAGCAGTCTTAATCCTTTTTAGAATATCACGTGCTGTTGGTCCTTTGTTAGCCAAAATAGCAATAGTTTTATTTTGACTATAAAGAGCAGTGTGAAGAATAATGACAGTAGTTACTGATGTTTTACCTGATTGTCTGGAAGCGCAGAGAATTAAATTTCTAGATCTTTGAAATTTCCTAACAGCCTCTTCTTGATATTCATAGAGAGTAAAAGGTATTAGTCCGTGGTCAAGATGAACAATTTGAAAGTAAGTCTTGGCAAAATAAACAGGATCTTCCACACACTTAATGTACTCATGAATTTCTTCTGATGAATATTCACGTTTTATATTAGCCTTAGGTAAGAACGGATTATTTTTATACCGATCACTTATTGCCATTTTTAATCATTTCCAGTAATTCTGTGGGTGATCCAACAAAGAGATTATTGTTAGTCACCTTCTCATTTTGTTTTTCTTTTGGTTTTAAGTCTTGTTTCTTTTTGGCCAATTCTAGAAGATCTTTATTGGCATCTACTAGTGTCTTGATTTGGTTCGTCAGAACTTCATATGCACGAGGTGATTCTGATTGACGGGCCACTTCGGCCATATCATCAAGTGCTCCGGTCCCTTTAGAAATAATATTGATGATATTAGTTCTGGCAAATTCATAGTCGTCATCAATATTATCAGTCTCTACTATATCGTAACTATCTTTTTCTAGTGGAACTAAATCTAGTGATTCAGCAATAGGATCATTGTTTATTTTCTTTTTATCACTCATTATTAGCCTCTGGCGGATCTACATCAAATTGCACTATGTAATCCCAATTAGAATCTGGATCGATATTGATATAATTGATAGTTTCATCAATATCAGTTGTTGGTTCACCATTCGCAGTCAAACCTGGTTGAATAGTAGTACGACTAAACGGCGCACCATCTTCTTGTGTTGAATAACGAATATCAATGAACTTAATAACTTTAGCATCACGAACTGGGCCCCAGAATGAGATCTTCATAGTGAAGTCCAAGTTGAATACTATTGTTCTTCTCTGTTCATATGACTCATCGTAATTATCTTCTGGAACTATAGAATTCAGAACAATCGGTATATCAGTGATTTCATCAAGAGTATCTATCAATTTAGCAGAAATAGTAAATTCAGGTGTAAAATATGGAATGATCTGTTCTACAACTCTGGTTGCATCTTCCATAGTTTTGGCCATTACAGCCAGATTGAATGTGATATCATAAGGAACAGACATGAATGATGAAGCTCTATTCCCATCTTTAGTCTTGGAAAGCTTATTCAGTGTATTCAATTTCCTCTGTGATGCATAAGTAATAGAAGTAATTTCAAAACCCATTCGAGGTAATAGTGCAGCGGTTTTTCTATTACCTTGATTAGTATTACTCTCTACTCGTGATAGGAATTTTTCTCTTGGACCATATGAAATAGGAACTCGAAATTGTTCTACTTTAGACTCAGACCCTCTTTCAATGACTATATCATTAAACATAGTAGCAAAAAGGGTTATATATTTAGACAACAGCGAGTGATGATATGCAGAACCGAACATTATGGATCACCAAATGGATTATCAGTAGAAAATTCATCAATCAGTGTATTAGCTTGTTCTTGGAAATATTGATTCATTGATTGTTCGTCTACTGTATTTAAAATAGAATCATCAATATCTGGTATTGGTTCATTAATATCTTCACGGAAATCCATTGCGTTATAGACATCATCTATTTCTGGAATACCAGTAGCGAAAGTTTCATTTGAATATTCAAATAGTTGAGCAATCACTTCTTGTTTATATAATTTCCCTAACTGAAAGAATGGATCACGAACTTTTACTTCCATAATCTGGAACAAGTTTTTATCAATAGGAAAATAGATAAGATCACCAGACTGCGGTCGATCAATATTTAAATATTGTCCAATATCATTCTTAAAAGTTCGTGTGGCAAATTCCAGTGTAATTTCATCACGAAATTCTAGTCCAAAACGACTAAGAAAAGCGCCTTCTCCTCCGTAAGAATCAAACGAAGCCAAGTAACATTCAGTTTCTAGTGCTTGATTATATTGAGTAACAGTCGCTTCACGGAAAGTTTCATTACTTTGATCTATTTGTCGAGGAATGTAGAACACATCAAGACCATGAATATGAATAGATTCTGCATAGAGATCTTCAATTAGGTCTTGTTCTGATCCTCTGTTATAGTTGTTGAAATACTTTGAAACCATGATTAACCCATAAAGTCAATTAGAATTGGCGAATTACGATCAAGTTCTTCTCGGAGGGCAATAAGTTCTTGCTCTGCTTTAGCTTCAATTTCAGCACCAGAAAATGTAACACCGCCAGCCATTTGAATACCTTGGAATTTAGACATATTAGATCCCCACTGTTGTTTAACAAGCGCCGCAGTATATCTCTGAAGCCAAAGATCAGACCATACATCAGGAAATTCAGCAGGATCGGTGTAAGCATAGCAATCAACCATTATGATCTGGCCTTCTTGAATAGTAGTCCAGTCCATGTCTATGTGAAGTTTATTGATATGTCTGTTATATCGAATTGGTTTTTTGCCGACTAGAAGCTCTTCAATAAGACTTATATGTTGGAATGTTGCATAATATGGAACCATACTTTGAGTAAGTAGTGAATGAACATCATGTTGCACTAACTGATATTTTAATGAAAATATATTATTAGTGGAAGTCATTATAAGACCCATATCAAAGATATTAGTAACACCTTGGATATATTCAGGAAGAGTTATGTAACCATTATCTTTATCGGTATTAGTTACTACATGTTTATAATATAATCTGTACTGTCCATCATAGTGATAGTCGCGGTAGAGTTGTAGTGCATCATCTACACGATCTTCCAGTTGTTCTTCCGTGATATTGATTTTCAACATCGGATGACCAAGCTTTCGGAGAATAAAGTCTTTGAATTCTTGTCTAGTTGTAGGTCTTGCCATTAGTTCACCTCTCTTTGCTATATTTATGAAAGTAGATGTTCAGTAAAAATATAGTTTTAGTGCCCTACTAACTATTGACATAGTCTGAAAACCTTGTATAATCATTAGTGAATGACAGAAGTTGATGATTTATAGTATTGTTTGATTAATACAAGTGACAAGAGTTTCCACTCTTGAGTAAACTATATCAGTTCTTATCAATTCCATCTAAGAAATGACTACAAAATAATACTGAAATTTCATATGAAGACCTACAATGATCATCCTGCCAAAAGAATATAGTGTTGATTACTTTGGAATATAATATCCATCTATTGGAACCTTGTAGTATTCCTCTACGGTAAACACGAGATGAAATAGTTTCAGACGGTGTTCCATTGAATAAAATAACATTCAGGAGTTGTGATAATCCTGCACCAATTCTGGTAAAACGATTAGTTGGGTTTCCGAGTTTAGCTAGTGACATCTGCTAGTAATTTTCTTAATTCTCTACGCCATTCTTTACGTTGTTCTTTAATAGAAGATTTAGTTTCATTCTTTTTAAGTTCATAATCAGGAAGAACTTTATAATCTGTAGAAGAAAGTAATGATTTGAGTTCTTGGATTTTATCTAGATTATAACGCTCTGTCTGATGATCCCACCCGACATGCTTCCCGTCTTCGACAATCGGTGTTGCCCAAGGATCAGGCGGGTCGGATGTCACGGGAATATCACGCCAGTGAGCAGGCTTGCCGTTGATGGAATAGAGGGTGTGGTTTTCGTGATCAATGTATTGCATTAGAAAGCCCTTCTCGCTGCAAAGATCAAATCAAAATTAGACCAGTTGCTAGCTTCTGCTGTTTCACCATCTCGTGTTAGAAAATTGTCAGCCGTATTAAATCGAAAGACATTTGGAGTTCTGTGTCCGCTAAAATAGTTGCGCCCCGGAGCGGCAGTTGGGAGTCCTATAAGATTTATAGTTGAACCTTCGGGCCAACCGTTGACGGTAAGACGTGTTCTTGCATACGCATCGATAGATATCAACGTGGCATTATTGACGCCTATATTATGCGCAAAAGTGAAAACTGCATCATTAGATGCCTGACCCAACTCTCGCCTGTCCCACCCTTGATAAGCATAACTCCGCACATCAACAACAGACCCGCCACTCGTCGCGCACTCACCGACATAGATGCGATAGACCGGTTCCCATGCCGAGCCGTCCCAACGCTCACCACGGCTGCGATGATCAGTCGGATACCAGTATTGCCCGGTGGAAGGGCTGGAAGGTTTGGCGAGACTGTATTCCGGAGCAAGTGCCGAATGCCCGGTGGAGAGCGTCGAGCCATCCCATTCGAGGTAGAGGTAGACGTTATCCTCGTCATCCGGTAAATCATCAAAAGAAAAACTATCTGATCTTGAAGTATTAAAGTCTTTCCTTGATCCATTTAAAAATCCATCACCAAAAGTCAATTGTAATGAAATACTTTCTGTGACACCCTTAGAAATAACCTGTAGTCCTGTTCCTTCTTCAAGAAAATCAGCCCGCCCATCCGAGTCAACAGGCCCTGTTGCTACAGTTTGTCTTACATCTGTTAATGCAACATTATCTACTAATTCTTGTGGATTTTGTATTGCTCTTTCTAGACTTCTAGTACCCATTTAAACACTTCCTAGTAAAACGAATGTGATGCCAAACAGGATACCTGCCATTATTTCAGCATATCCTACCGGACCATTTTCTATGTCTATAAATTTCCATGTTAATTGATAACTCAGTGCGATCATCATTGCCAGAACTACACCTAGTAATATTGGTAAAGTCGAACCCAAGTAAAGACTAAACAGAACAAAACCGGGTAGCATGAATAAATGACGAAGGAAAAATCCCCAAAAATAACTATCACCAGTTATCCTGAATAAGTACTCTTCATATTTGGTAAAATTCCTATCATACACAGCATTACCCATAGTGATGAATAAACCCCATGCCCATGTTCGCCAGAATCCAAAAGTAAACGCAGCGAGGAATGCAAATACTGGTGAATAGAATACAAGTGCTCCCAAAAATGTCATAATAATTGCTGGATAGAATGCTCTACCCGGTAACTTATCAATACCGAACCTATCCAGAATACCCTTGAAAAACTCATACTTCCACATAGTCTTTGGAATTCCACCAGTATTCCAAAGTGGGCCAATTAAAGCCCCACCACCAGCAAATCTATTCAGTATTCCCATCAAAGGAACAAGTAACCATTCAATCATACTTTTATCAAAACCTCGTCATTTAAACTTAATGGAGAATCAATAGTAACGGTATCATTTCCAGTAGTTGTAAAGTCTACATCAGGTGTAAGTAAATTACCATTTACATAGACATCTACTTCAAAACCAGTAAAATCTAAATTCTTTGAATTTTCATCAGTACCAGTGAATGCTGTTTGATCTTCTTCTGCAATAAAACGCCAAAAAATCTTTTGTTTAGTAAAGGCATCTACTTCATCTCTAGTGTAAGTATCAGCTACATTAAAAGTTCCAACACCAATGATAATAACATCATCATCAGCATCTAGAGCAGAGTTGAATACTACATGATTACCAGTATTTGCAGTATAGTCTGTGTCACGAATAGTAAGAACACCATTGACATAGACATCAATTACATACGATGCATAATTTAGATTGTTATTGTTTACATCAGCACCAGTAAATGTAGTTTGTCCTTGCGTTGCTGTGAAACGCCAAAGCAGTCTATTTGCAAGACCCGGTGAGTTACCAATATAATTCGTCATTCTTTGTCCTTATGGATACACTTTATTTATTGACGCAAATTCGGCATCAATCTGTTCATATGTAGTAATTTCAGAACTGTTGATCTTACTTCTTACTTGGGAAAATTTAGAGAAGCAACGAGACACATGTTCACCAATAGCATCTGAAATACTAATAATATTGGAAGCATTGAGCGTATAGATCACACCATCAGCGGCAGTCCATTGTTCTTGAATAAATGAATTCTTTTCAGCACGACTTCTTGCGCCCATAATGAGTATTTTAGAACGATCATCAGTGTATAGTGGAATACCATTGAAAGTAATACCGGCTATTTCTGTTTCCCAACGCTTAGTTGCGGCATATTGTAGTAGTGGGATAGGTTCGTCAGAAGGTGTTTCCGGTAAATTTTCTGTTTCCAGACCAAAATATACATTAGCAATATTGACTGCCATTTGACGAAATGCCAAATATTCATTTTTTTCAGATTCAGAATTATTAATTGCTGCTAATTCTGCACCATATGAATGGTATCTATTCCGAATGATAGCTTCAATCATCTCTGCTCTAGATGAATTTTTATGTATAATTACTTGCTCACAGACCCAAGAAATCACTTCCTGACCATCAATATTTCGAATCTTTTCTTCATGATTATAATTTATAAATAATTTATTGCCTAAGATGAAGTAATCATCTTGTTTTTCTGTAGATTCTGATCTCATTTTATGTTCCGTAAATACTCATTTTAGTTTGAAGTTCCTTTATCAAA